CCAGAGAACAGAATCGCCACAATCAACGCGCCTGGGTGCGTTCTGTGCGTTCCTTGGGCAACCAATGGATTTTCTTGACCACCTGTGCTCATAAAAAAACAATGGTTGAATCAATGAAACAAGCATTAGAAGCGTTTGAAAATATTGGACAAGGCAAGTCAGATGCCGCAAACAATCTACGTCAAGCGATGGAACAAGCCTTGAAAGAAAACAAATGAATCCAGAATATATTATCAACAGCATTAAACAAACCTCAGACATTCACTTTCGTGACGGACAGGCAGAAGATCGTCTTGCTTATCGAGTAGGAATGTTGGAGCAGAAAATCCGTGAAATTTGTACTATGATGCAGATTCAATCTGAAGATCACAAAGCTGAAGTAACAGCGCTGAAGAAGCAGATTGACAATTTAACCTAAGGAGTAGTAATGAAAGTCTATCAAGCAATCAATTCAGTCCAAGCAGAGCTTTGCAAAATCGGCATTGCCAAAGACTCAAGAAACAATCAAGGTCAGGGATACAACTTCCGAGGCATTGACGCTGTTTACAACGTCCTGTCATCGATTATGGCACAGAATGGTCTTGTGATCGTTCCCAGGATGCTTGCAAGAACCTGCGAGGAAAGAATAAGCAAAAGCGGTGGAGCACTATTCTATGTAACCGTAGAAGCTGAGTTTGATCTTATCTCTGCGGAGGATGGATCAAAGCATACCGCTAGAACATTTGGTGAGGCCATGGACAGTGGAGACAAAGCCACTAACAAGGCAATGTCAGCAGCCTATAAATACATGGCGTTTCAGACGTTTGCAATTCCCACCTCTGGTGACAATGATGCAGATTCATCAACCCATGAGGTTGTCAGGAAAAAACCAACCATTGACAACAATCGTCTAGGTCAGGCAATCCAGAAAATTAAAGAGGGAGCCTACACCACCGACAAGCTGAGAGAAACTTTCGCATTGACAGCAGAGCAGGAAAAAACATTGGTAGGAGCGCTGTCAGAATGAGAAACCACTATCACCTGCCTGCCCAGTTAGGATCGTTTGCAGTCCTCAAGTACATCAATGCTCGGTCATTGGCTTTGGAAGAAAAAAAGAAGCTGTTAGATCAAGAGGGTGCAGTCGCTATTCTTAGACAAGAATCCAAGGGACTAGGGTTGATCTATGAAAAACAGATTGAACGATCTGGCTTCACGCTGCCAACAAGATACGAACAATATTGGCTTATCAAGCCAAAGAAAAACACTATCATCGGCAAGCGTATTCAGACAGAAATGGACAATGTTTGCGAGCTTCTTGAGAAGTGGCAATGGGCACTTGAGGATGCACTCAATCTACAAGAATCAGTCTACTCTCACAGAGAATTTCAACTTACTGTCTGCCACCCAATGCTTGATGGGAGCGTTCTTGTTAGCCAGCCTGTTGGAGCAAAGAAGATGATCTCTCAGGACTACCATATCAGTCCGGCAGAGTTTGAGCGTCTGAAAGGATTGGCACATGATTGAACAAGGTAGCGAAGCGTGGTTCAAAATTAAAAACGGAAAAGTGAGCGCCTCACGCATGTCTGATCTTCTCGCCAAGACCAAATCAGGTACAGCAGCCGCAAGTCGGGCGAAATACATGGCTCAGTTACTTTGCGAACGAATGACCGGAGAGCCAACAGAGTTTTTCACCACAGCAGCAATGCAAAGAGGGACAGAAATTGAGCCAGTCGCAAGAGCAGCCTACGAAGCACAAAACCTTACCTCAGTCGAACAAGTCGCTTGGGTCGAGCATCCGACTATTCCGATGGCGGGATGCTCACCTGATGGTCTCGTGGGAGAACACGGTCTCGTTGAGATCAAGTGTAAAGAGATTCACAATCACCTTGATTCGATTCTGAACGACAGGATTGACCCAGACCATCAGGCTCAAATGTTTTGGCAAATGTGCTGTACTGGTCGCAAATGGTGTGATTACGTCTGTTTCGATGATCGCGCACCAGAGGGTCTTCAGTTGTTCATCAAGAGGTTGCATCGTGACGAAAAAAAAATTAAAAACATGGAGGATGAGGTTAGGACATTCTTAAAAGACCTAGAAAACATGATTCAAAAACTCAATGAGATTAAGGAAAAAAATGGCAAGCATCTGTAAAGTTCACTTGGTAGGCAATGTTGGTCAAGACCCTGAAGTGCGTTATAGCGCGGCAGGTAAACCCATCGCCAACGCAACTCTAGCCACCACCTCGCGCAGGAAAGACAAGAATGGCGATCTGATCGAGAGCACCGAGTGGCATCGTCTGACCTTCTTTGATAAGCTGGCTGACATTGTTGGTCAGTATATGAAAAAGGGAGCACTCGTCTATGTCGAGGGAACGATCAAATATGAAAAGTACCTAAACAAGAAAGGAGTGGAGATCAATTCAACCACGATAATTTGTAGCGAAATGACAATCTTGAAGCGTCCAGAGAGCAAGCCTGAAAAGTATGAAGGTTTGCCACAGCTTGAGGATGACGACAAAATTGACGACCAAATCCCGTTCTGAGGTAACTATGAAACTTGAACTTGAAGAAAACGAAATCGTGTTCTTGATGAACGTCTTAGGAGAGCTTCCCACTAAGTCAGGGGCTTTCCTATTGCTTCAAAAAATTGGGCAACAAAAAGCTGCACAAGAGCAAAAAACAGAGTAAACTTAACTGAGGGAACGGACGGATGCTGTGCCTCTGGAGACTGCCGGGGGATGCAACACAGATGCAGACCTAGTACCTCAATCTTTTAGGAGTAGCAATGAAACTTTTTGATCTTTTTAAACGAGCACGATCCACCGATCCAGTCACCTCTTTCGAGGCTGCTGAAATCAATCCAGAAAAGCATTTCGCGATGATTGTGGATTGTTTATCAACTCACGGACCGATGGGGAAGGACGGGATTGCCTCTCGTCTTGGTCTGGAGAGTTCTGCGGTTTCCAGGCGTCTTCCAGAGCTTCAGAAGATGGGGCTTGTCAAACTCACAGGAAACATTGTCAAATCTTCCAAAGGTCGTAACGAGAGGGAGTGGTCAGTATGATTGAAAAAATACTTGAAGAACGTGGCGCAAGATATGGAAAATTTGAAAACCATGCAAAGATAAGCCAAGACATCAAAGCAATGATCTATAAAAATGGCAAGTTTGCACACATGGACGCTGACCAACAAGAAGCACTAGAAATGATTGCACACAAGATTGCCAGAATTTTGAATGGTGATCCCAATTATGTTGATAACTGGATTGACATTGCTGGTTATGCAAAATTAGTAGCAGATAGATTGGAGAATCAAAATGAAACGAAGTGACGCAGTGCAATATTCCACCGGAAGTTTTGAGTACGAAACTGATGACGGTCCTGTTGATGTGTTTTATACATTCGAACCAGGCGATCCTGATGTGGGATTAGCTGATGATTACGATATAAACATCTTCGATGGTGAGGACGATATAACTTTCGATTCTGACCACAATCTGTATCTCAAGATCAGTAAATTGGTTCCAGAGAAACATCGACAGATGATTGAGGACGCACACGATTAACGTGGCAATCATCATTGGGATTCTTGTGATAGGGCTAATCATTGCCCTGTCCGTCATTCTTTACATATTCGCTTGGTATGAAACAACAAAAGATTCACACGATTACAACTCTAAAAGAAAGAACGATTGAGGATGGTGACTGTTGGGAGTGGCAGGGGTATTGTGCAAACGGCACTCCCTCAGTGTTTCACGCAGGAAAGATGATCGCGGTTCGCAGACTGTTTACCGAGCTTCTTGGAGGAAAACTGCGGGACGGGTACTATGTCGCCAAGTGTGGGAATGGGCTTTGTGTGAATCCAGAGCACACGACATACAACGACCCAAAGCAGCACATGAAAAAAGGCAACAGGAAGGCTCTACAAAGCCCTACAAGGCGTTTAAAAATCCAGATATACAAGAGAGCCACAAACGCCAAACTAACGCAGGAAATGGCTGACGAAATCCGTTCCTCAGAAGGTCCTTCAAGGGTGATCGCTGCGAAGTATGGAGTGAATAGGTCGGTAGTGTGTAGAATCAGGACTGGAAAAGCCTGGGTCAATCT